AAAAAGGCGATACTGTTACTGATACTGTTACTGATACTGTTACTGATACTGTTACTGATACTGATACTGTTACTTCTATCGAAGTAAGAGAGGACAAGGGAACATTTTTAAATTTTGGAAAAGAAGCACAAAATGCTTTTGATGAATACTTAAAAATGAGAAAGCGGTTCAAGCTATCAAACTCTAACGCAATAATTACAAGACTGAACAACAAGCTAAGAACTTTTAAAGTTGAAGGATACGATCCTCAAGAGATTATACTCACAGCAATAACGAATGGGTGGAAAGATTTCTACAAGCCTAAAGAACCGCCCAAGGCAACAGGTGGAAGATTTGGAATGATCGAAAAAGTACTAGAAGCTCAAAGCCAAGGGGTTCTATAATGAGCGTTTTAAATTACTTTATCGAAGCAATAGCGACAAGAACCAACATAAACACGCAGAACCCTTTTGATTTGGGGGAAGTGACGAGCATTGCAAAAACTATTAAGCAAGAGGACTATGCAGACTTTTTAAAACAACTTTCTCAAAAGCGTGATTATCACACTCATTTAGAGAAGCTAAACGCAGTTCACAAAATTTTTATGGATTCATACTTTAAAGAAATGGGATTAACTGATTTGGAGGAATTTTGTAGATCTTTGGAAAAAAAAGTTTATTCGCTTGATCAAGTGGCTTATAGTTCATCTTCAAATAATGACCAGTACGCACACAAAATAAGAAAAGCAAACTTTAAAGACATCAAAACTAAAAAAGGCTCATACTTTGACGACAAGGAACTTTATACCTTAACTCATGTCGGAACATTGGAAGAGTGCTTAAAGTTGATAAATGGTGGTTATGATGGATTTAAAAATCGTATTGTGTCTATTGTTTCGGAAGCCGAGAAGAAAAAGTTTAGGAAAACGGTAGGTTTACAAGAAAATAGGATTGAAAAATCAAATAAGATAGCTTTAGGTTATGGGCTTGAAATCAAGGGTATTAAATGACTAACAAAAACGAGATACAAACATACGAAATTCAAAAAATTATGAAAGGTATTGAAATCCTAAAAAATAAAAGGATTCATGTAGATACTGTAATAATCCCCACTTTTATTTGCAAGTTGGCGGTAAGGGAATTGGTGGGGGAAAACAATGAGATTGTAGAAGATTTACAAAGCATGATTAACTGTAAATTTGTTGTATCAGAGTTAGAAGATGAAATAAAATACATTGTGGATCTTTCCAAGGGGGCTTAAGTGATAACAAGAGAAATTTTAACAAAGTACATTGTTAAAGCCGTCAGGCAAGATAATGGTGATTTATACAGAGAAAATAAAGACGATAGCGTTAATCAAATAGCTCTAAAGTGCAACAGCATGACAATTGATGAATTAACGTCATGGTACAGATCACTGTATAGAGGGTATTGATGAATATTTTACAAATTGCAGAACTAAGCTGGATACCAAGAGATTTAAAATTACAATGCTCTCATCAAATTGTGAAACGATTAGAGCCTTTTAATGGAAATTATGACAGATACGACAGGTTGATTAGAAGATACAACAGCAAGACAGACGGTGAAATAATATTGTGGCTTAGGGAATTAGGAATTAGCGAGGTGAATTATGAAATTGTGGTGGAGTAGGAAAGAACAAACTTACCAAGAGTTCTTGAAATCAGACAAATGGAAGAGATTTAGACAAAAAGTAAAAAAGCGTGACGGGTTCATGTGTCGAGTGTGCGGATCAACTTACAAGCTCATAGTTCATCATGTTGGCTATGAACAAGGTTGGACTAATATGCACAACTGTACAACACTTTGCACATCATGTCATAAAATATTTCACATAAGCAAGGGTGAAAAGGTAGAACTTTAATTATTATTGTGATATTATTGTGAATACAAATAAAAGGAGTTAGTGGAATGAATAGAGTTACTATTTTAGGGAACTTAACAAGAGATATTGAGTTGCGTTATGCTCAATCAGGTACACCCATCGCAAACTTTGGCGTGGCCACTTCAGAGAAGTGGAAGGACAAGAACACGGGTGAACAGAGAGAGGAAGTTATGTTTATCGATGTAACTGTTTTTGGAAAAAGTGCGGAAATCGTTAACCAATATTTTTCAAAGGGTAAAAAGATACTTATTGAAGGTAAGTTAAAGCTAGAATCATGGGTTGATACTAACAACAATAAGAGAAGTAAGCACACGGTGAAATGTGAAGCCTTTTATTTTGTTGAATCTAAAGGGACAAGTGGGAATCAGGCACAACAATATGCACAGCCACAACAATATCATAATGGCGTACAGTACGAGGTGCAACAATCACCACAACAGCACCAAGGGCAACCACAGGGAAATCAGCCGTCTTTTACAATTGAAGATGATGATATACCTTTTTAAAAAATTTATATTATACACATAACAACAAAACAAAAAGGCAAAACATGAAAAAGATAATTTTAGCACTAATGGTATCGGCAACAATGGCACACGCAACAACAGGTTATTTTAAATATGAGGTTGTAGACGGATTATATAAAACTTGCTTTTATGATGTGCTAGGAAGCATAGGAGCGTTTAGTATTAAGTCTTACAAGATATGCCCCATCACTGCACAGTTCTAGGGGTTTATAATGAGCAACAACGATTTAAAAGCCATACCATTTTTGATGGTGGTGGTTAATGTTCTAAACCATTGCAAAGCTAATGATATTGTAAAAAAGCATCATGATTTATTACATGATACTTGCATGGAATTTATCAACAATAAAACAAAATTAGTTTCTAGTATTGGAAATGACGCAATGTTTATAAAGTACAATAAAATCATAAACAAAAGATATAAATTAGCTCAAAAAAAGCTAGAAGCAATCATCCCCGATGGCACGGATCATCTACCAAGTCTTTTAGCTAATGAAATGCTAGGTTTATTCTTTTCAAACAAAAAGAACTATCCAACATTTTATAATATAGACTATGCTTTTATATACGATTGCAAGGCTTCAAATCAAACAAAATTAGCCATGAAAATGGGTGATTATGCACAAGATATGGTAGATTTTGCGAACAAGGGTTATAAAAAATAAAAAGGTTTAAAATGCGTGATTGTGACGGTAAAGAGTGTAGAAATGATTACAGAGTTGGAGCGTGGTTGATAAGTTATCACGATTCAGTAAAATTGAAAAATAACAAATTTTTTAATAATATTATGCGGGGATCAAGTGTTATTTGTGTTGAGTGTATTTATAAAATAAATACACAGTATCAGGATGGATACCCCCTTTTAATTGGAACAGATGAAAATTTTGTAATTGTGCAAAGTATCGCAAGAGAGCTAAATTAAAGCCGATGAAAGAAGTTATTTTTTTAATTAGTTTAATTATGGGTTCATCGGCATTAATATCTATGCTCTATGGGGTTCCAAATAGTATTTTATAATAAGGGGTTTAATGTGAGTGAAGAAGAAATGATTGAGCAATTTAAACAGCTTAAATCTAAAGAGAAAACTAAAGGCAATAGAAAAACATACGAGTTTGAGAATGTAAGGTTTTTTCACACAATACAAAGAGAATTTGTAATAATAAAGTATTCAAAAATTGAAGTGGAAAACCCCTATTTTAAATCTTTAAAAGATGGAGGATTTAAACTTTATTTTGATAATGTACTAAAAGCTTCAAGGAGATTTACGGTTCAAGGCATAAGAAATCTAATGCAGAAAAATGTACTCATTGAGTGCGATAAAGATTCTGTAATAAGTGACTTTGTAGGGGTTAAACATGACGATCGGGGCGGTTCTTTGGATTGGATAGTATAATGGTATCAATGAGCCAAAAAGAGTTTAATAATGTATTTAAACCGTCAAATATAAAAGAAACTGCACCCACTAAACTAACTAAACTAACACCTTTAAAGACACGAAAAAAATCGCAAGATTTGGAACATTTAGAACAAGTTAAATTAATCAGATGGGTGAATCTTCAAGCAGATGAAAAAGTAAAAATGATATATGCAATTCCAAACGGTGGCCACAGAAGCAAGAGCCAAGGGGCAAAGCTAAAAGCCGAGGGAGTTACCGCAGGTATTCCAGATCTACATTTGCCTATTCCATCAAAAGGGTACGGATCTTTATATATAGAAATGAAATATGGAAGTAATAAGTTATCTAAAATCCAAAAAGACAAAATAGAAATGCTTAGAAATTATGGTAATTTGTGCATGGTTTGCTACTCTTTTGAAGAAGCAAAAAAAACAATTTTAGAATATCTAGGACTTTAATCCCATGTTTAAATAAGTGCTATAATTAAATAAAAAATTATAGGACTTATTAATGCCGACACTTGAAGGTGATTACTCAAAAAGAGATTTAGACTCAAAACATAACGAGAGAATAAGTGATTTAATGTCAGTTTCCAGTGGCGGAACTCTTAACATTAGATCAAAAGGTGATTTATACTTACAACAGTTTTCAAGAGAAACACAAACATCTTTCCAAAAAAGAATTAACAAAAGTATTTTGGATCCTGCTACAAAAGACGCTATAAATTCAACAGTCGGTAAAATTTTTAGTAAGCCGATTATCGTGGAAAACTACCCTACTTCATTCAACACTTTAAACATAATGAACAGTTTTGACAACAACGGTACAGACTTCCAAGACTTTGCCGAAGAGTTAGCTAGAAACGCTATTAAAGACGGTCTATGTTTCGCTTATGTGGCGTTTCCAAAGGTCGCAGGCGGTAACAAAAGCCAAAATGATGTTATTAGTGAGAACCTAAGACCTTATGCAAGAATAGTTACATCAAAAGCAGTAATAAACAAAGTTTATAGCAATGTGCATGGGCGTGATGTATTATCGCAAGTAACTATTTTGGAATATCACCACGCAAAAAGTAATAATGGTTTTAACACAGTTGTATCCCCAGCATATAGAGTTATTGAACTAAGAAATAATGTGATTTATTACAATCTATATGTAGGTGGCGATAGCGTGGACAATGGAGTAATCAACCCTATTGGATCAGACAACAAAAGCATTCCTTTAATTCCATGCTATGCAGAAAAAGAGCGGTTTTTTGTAGGGAAAGCACCGTTTGAAGATTTGGCAGTATTGAATATAGAGCATTATAATCTGACAAGCGACTTTAGGAATCAACTCCATGTAAAAGGCGGAGCTACACCCGTGCTAACGGGATCAACAACGACAGAATCAAAAGGCGAAAGCATAGTCATATCCGGTGATACCATCTTACAGCTCGAAGAGGGATCAAAATTTGAATTTGTTACAGGTGGTGGAGAGTTGTCCTATTCGGTAGATGAAATTATCAGAATTGAAAAAAAGATGGATAGTATGAAGCTTGACATAACGAACGACAATAAGCAGACAGCAACAGAATCGTTAATCAATAAAGCACAAGTTGAATCAAAACTTTTAAGTATTGTTAGTAATGTCGAACAATCACTAAATTCAATTATGAAGGTTATGTGCATATTTTCAAATGAAACATGGCAAGGGGAAATAAAACTAAGCAAGGACTTTGATTTAACAGTCATGAGTGCAGAAGATGCGAACTTACTTGATAATAGGTACGCAATGGGGCTAATTGATCGCATAACATGGCTAAAAGAGAATCACGCAGGTGAACGACTTAGAACAGTTTCAAATGTTGAAGAGCTAGGAAGCGTAGTTGATGGATTGAACTCAAAAGAGTAAAAATGTTAACTTTTGAAAAAGCAATGGAAGCATTGGAATTAACCCACCCTGCTACTCTTCATAGTCACTTTAAAAAGGGAACATTACAGAGGGTTAAGGGTTGCCATGTAACAAAGAAATCTTTGATCAACTTATTACTATCCAAGACCTCACAAGATGATACGATATATATACCAATTGATGAAGCTGTAATGAAATTAGGGTACACAGATATCCATACAAGACGGCTGGTTTCACAGGGTAAGCTATACAGCCGTAAAAGCGGTTATGTATGTAAAGATTCTTTAGACAAATTTATAAATAGAAGTGAATACATCGCTATTAAAGATTATTTTTACAAAAAAAAGTCAGGCATCAATCACAATATTTTAAACTTTGGAGTGCGAGAGCATGGAGACCAAAAAGAGATATTTTTTGTGGTTGAAGATATGCAAGATGCTACAGACATAATGGAAAAGGTACTACATGAATCCACTTGATTTAGTAGCTAGAAGCACAAAGCTACAAATATTACTTGACAGATACAAAACTATCACAAAACCACACATGAAAGAGAAGCTAGATGAATCATTATCGGAGGTTTATAAGCTTTTAAACGACACGAAACAACCAATAACAAGAGAACGGCTAGTTTTAATCATGGATAAAATAGAAGTCATTGTGAACAAAGCTTATAGCGACATGGTTTCATCTTTACAATTGGATCAAGAGGAAGTAAGTAAATTAGCTTATGAGTACACGAGTGCTTCAATGCAAAGCCATTTGTTAGATGGTGCAGTTGGTGCAGTGGCGTATTCTGATTTATCAAAAAATAGACTTAATATCATAATGAATGAAAAAAACATTATTAGCGGTGCAGGTGATACGCTTTCAAATATTGTAAAAAATCAAAGTGATCATCATGTGAGAAAAGGCAGAATCATAATTGCAACTTCTGTAAAAAATGGTGATGGGATAGAATCTATCACTAAAAAAATGCGTGATTTGTGGGACAATGAAATCAGGCACAATATAGACGCAGTAACAAAAACGGTTATATTTGACGCAAATACAAAAGCACAAGAAGTATCATACGAGCAGTTCAATAATATTATAGCTTTTGATTCTATCTCTGTACTTGATAATAGAACTTCTTTAGTGTGCCAAGCTTTGAGCGGAAAGCGGTATAAACGCAAAGAAAAGCAAACGGTTAGGGAATTAATCAATAGCGTACCAAACCGGCCTAAAAGGCACTATAGGTGCAGAAGCGAGTTAGTTCCTGTTACGGAGTACACGGACGAGATAAGAGAATCCGAAAAAGTATCATCAAGAGTTTGGGATAAAGACAAAAAAGTAAATCATAGAGATGGAACTAGATCAACCGCTTTTAAATCTAAAGACGCCGAGACTAAGTTCTTAAAAAGTAATTCCACTTTTGACGATTTTGCAGACAGTTTGAGCGTGGAAGATTTAGGAACTATTGTAGGAAAACAAAAAGCCAAGTTACTGAAAGATAGAAAAATCACACTTGCAGATATAAGACGACAAGATAATATAACGGGGAATTGGTCATATCTCACGATAGAAGAAATAAAAAGGAAATTTTAACAATGGGACACCCACTCAAAAATCCCGATTCAGATCATTACAGAATGATTGGCGGTCAAGAAGCAGTTGAAGTGATGGAGCAAGTTTTCACGCCCTTTGAGTTAAAAATATGGGCTAAGATTACAGCTTTTAAGTATCGTATGAGAATCGGAAATAAAGACGAGGTAGTGAAAGAAGCAATTAAAATAAGTGGTTATGAAGAGTATTATAAATATTTGGAGAAGCTAGAAAAGAAGAGTTAATCTTCTTTTCTAATATGAGCCAAGACTACTTTTCTAACATAGTTGGATACGCTTAAAAGCTCATCATCAGCCATTTTTGAAATTAAATCTTTTTCACTTTGTTTTAATCTAAAAGTAAAGGTTTTATCAGCCTTTTCAGTTTCTTGCTTTTTAGGTCGACCCGTTTTTCCTGCAACTTCTTTAATTTGAATATCTACATCTTGCATAATGTCCCTTTTATCGTGATATGAAAAAACTAAATTTCTAACAACTTTTCCTAAGTCAGATTTATAAAGTTTTTGTTGGCACTCTATAGAGCAAATATTTGTCCTATATATAACCTTTTTATAAGGATTGTAATACCTTACAACATTTTTACCGCAGTTGGGGCAAGTTGTCCTATTCCATGATTCAGACCTACAAAAATAACAAATTTTTCCAAGTTCATGGATATGATCCAAACTTTGAGCGTTTGAAATGTCCCCACACTCTTTGCACTTAAATTTCACCATTTCTAAAACCATTAATAGTTACTAGATCTCTATTAACTGCTTTTCTGTTAATATGTTTAAATACAGATATAAACAGAACCATTATAAATATAACTTCCATGTTTTGCCTTTATGAATGTTTATCACATAATAACAATTTAAACATTAAAGTGTTATTAATTCGAATACAAAATAAATTTAATTTAATGTATTCACTATTTTTATTTTTTAAAATTAGTTATAATTTTGTTGTTTTAGATGAATATCTTTACACACTTTTTCTTTTATCGGTCATTTAGGGGGTTATGTTTTGCCAATTTCCGCCCCCTACTTTCTCACTCTTATTTAAAATTTCTCAACCTTAATAATTTAGTATAATAAACAAGCTTTTAGTTATATCGTGGATTCGTAAACTAATTTAAAACTGCGGTTAATGATTCAAATGGATATTTGATAATTAAATTTATGCGTGGATTCGCATACAAAAAAGGAACATGGGTAAATGACTATAAACGAAGCAATCACACAAGCAGGTGAAAACCAAGAGCTTGTTACTTTTCTAAAAGATATTGATGGAAAAGTAACAAGTAAAGATACACAATTAACTGAATTAATTACTCAAAACGATTCTTTAAAAAATGATATTAAATCAGCAGTAGAGAAGCGAGAAGCGGTTAAAACAGAGTTTGAGAGTTTCAAAAGCACATCAGACAAAAAAGATTGGATTGATCCTAAACTACACGCAGAAGCGTTAAAACAAGAACAGCAAAAAACAGCGAAAGCGAATAGCAAAAACATCAATTTGCAAAGAGAAACACTTTTAAGCGTTGCATTATCAAAGATTAATCTTAAAAAGGCAGATACGGAAGCTAAAGGGGAGTTTCAAAGACAACAGCTAAAACTATCTTTAAATGATGGGTTATCGTATGACGAAAGCAACGGTTTTCATTATGCAGATACATCAGGTAATGTAATGAGATCCCCAAGTGATCCGACTAAGCTTTTAAGCGTATCAGATAGACTTGAATCAATTAAGAGTAGTGGAGTGTTTGCAGGTATCATAAAGGCAGAAACTAGCGATGGTGATGGCAGTAGTGATGGCGGTGGCGGTTCAGGTGATGGAACAGCCAAAACAACAGGAGAGAAGTTAGAGAATGGATTCTCACAAGCTTTTAAATAATATTAAGGGGTAACAATGAGTGCAATGACGCTTATAGAACACGCTAAACACAACGGTTTAGGAGATTTAGCAGAGGGTGTGATAGAAACATTCGGAGAACAGAGTAAAGTAATTAGTATTTTACCATTCCAAGGTATCAGAGGTTTTACAAAACAGTACAGAACACGAGAGAAATTTCCTGCTATTGCGTTTCGCGGTATCAATGAAACTTTCAGCACTTCAACTTCAATCATTAATCCCGAAATTGAAACTACTAAAATTTTCGGAGCATTGGCAAAAGTTGATAAAGCTTTAGTAGATGCAGAGGGAAAAGGTGCAATCAACGAAGAATCAACAGCACAGATTCAAGCAAGTGGTGGATTTTTTGAGCGTACTTTCTTCAAAGGTGATTCTTTAAGTGATGTTAGAGAGTTTGACGGACTTCAAACAAGAATTACGGGCGATAACTTAATCCAAAATGGGACACAAGCACTTTCACTTTTAACATTAGATGAAGCGGTTAACCAATGTAAAGGTGCAAATGTAATTTTTGCAGGTAGCAAATTAATGCCTTACTTTACGGCAGTAGCTCGTACTGATGTAGGCGGTGGGATTAACTACACCACAAATGAGCTAGGTAAACAAATTACTACTTATAACGGTATCCCATTGGTATCTGTTCATGATGATGACCAAGGTAACGACATTTTAGGGTTCACAGAAGCGTCAAGTACAACTTCTATTTATGTATGTAATATTTCAGCGAACACGCTAAGAGGTATTCAAACACTGAATGATGGTTCAGGCGTAGCTATTGATATGATTACACAAGAACCTACAGCAAGTGATCCGTTTTACTATGCTGGTTTTGATTGGAAAGCGTCACTATTAGTGGAAAATCCACGGTGGGCGGTTAGAGTTTCACAAATTACAAAAGCTAAATTTACAGCATAAAAAGGGGATTAAATGAGCGGTTTTCAAACATTCGATAAGTTACTCGAAGTAGTAGCAAGTGGTACAACAGTAACAACAACAGCAACTTCAGCAGCGGTACAAATTGAGGGGCTAAATAAAGGTTATCATGTATTTCACGCTAATTTAAATATTAGTGCATTAGTAGGTACTCATGATGCTTCAAATTACTACACCATTCAGATTCTTGGAAGTGTAGACAATTCAACTTTCTTTAAAATTGGTGAAGAGATTATAGAAACATCAACAGGTAAAAGAACCATTGCTTTTAATAACGAGCAAATTGCACAAGCGGTTGGAGATGGTGCGGAATACTTTAAAATCACTACAACAAAAGTGGGAACTACTGCAACAGGTATCACTTTTGGTGCTTATTTCACGAAAGGGTGATCAATGAGTAAATTCCCTTTAGAAGTAACAAAAAACGGAAAAACTGAAAAGGTTACTTTCGCTGTAGACTTGAAAGAGTGGCTAGATGCAGGGTGGAAAGAAAAAGGGGCGGAACCTGAAAATAAACCCAGCCAATTTGATTCACTTAATAAAGATCAGTTGATTCAACTTGCTACAAGTAAGGGATTGTTGGTTAACGCTAACATGAACAAAGCCGAGCTTATTGCGTCTATTGAAGCGACAGTTGCGAAATAATGCAATTTTTAGATAGTAACTTTAAGAAAGCTATCACCCCTCTTTTGAGAATAGAGGGGGGTTATGTTGAAGATGCAGACGATAGAGGTG